AGCTCATCAAGGGTTATCCCTAAGTCGGCAATCTGCTTACGGGTAAGCTCAGCAGGGTTAATAACATCAAACCCCTGCTCTTTCCACATAGCTGTTGCTGCATCAAAAGCTGGGAAGTTATAGTCTTCAATACCAGTCATTGGGCCAGCAATATAAATTGTCTGGTCTCCAAGATTAATGTCTATTTGTTTGGCGTCCATAGTTTTACATCTCCACAGTCAAAGTCTTGGTGTCTTAGAATATAAGCAAGCCGTGCAGTTAGCAGCGCATCGCTTTCTGAAAGTCCTTTGGATTCATAGGCGGTGACTACCCCGTCCCAGTCCCAGCCATGCTTTTCCAGCAGCTTGACCGCTGTCTTGGGGCCAACACCAGACAAGCCTTTGTAGCCGTCTGTAGCGTCCCCAGTTAAAGTCTGTATGAAGTGATTTCTATTAGCCTCTTCCTCGGTGCGCGTAGTAAGCTCATCGCGAAGGAAATTATACCAAGTGATTGGTAACGTAGCAAAATCCTTGTCCCCACTGACCGCAATTGTGTTGTTGGGGTCACCCGTACACATAATACCAATGAGGTCGTCAGCTTCTATGTTATTCCACAGCATAAAGATATGTCGTTTTTTGACTTCTTCTATGATGGCTTTGAGGGCTAACGGCTTACGTTTGTTCTTGCGGTTTCCTTTGTACGACGGAAACAGGTCATACCTAAAATTCGTCTTAGGACTGAACACAAGGTAATAGTCCGTAGCCCCAAGCTTCTTGACCATGGACGTAATAAAATCATCAAAATACGAAAGAGACATTTGAACGTCTGTGTGTAGCGTCCATATGTCATCATCCCACTTGGTCTCTATTTCGTTGCTAAAAGCAGAGCGGTAAGCGAGCATGTCGCCATCTATAAATAATGTTTTCATGTTAGTGTGTTTCTGACCAGTTAGCCCCAATGGAGTACTCCCCATCCAAAGGGCATTTAAAATGAAGATTCTTGCCTGCCCTTTTCAGAGCGTTTACAAAAGTTCTGCCCAGCGCATCCGCATCTTTTTCATCACAGCTAAACTGTACTTCGTCGTGTATGTTTCCATGCAGTTCGTAGGGACGCTTTGCCATCTCTGCAAACTCAACCAAGGCTTGCTTCATAATCACAGCCCCCGCTGACTGAAGTAAAAGATTGAGGGCTGAATGTGCGGAGCGACAGGGCAGCGTGCGTCCATCAAGACCAATCAACTCGTTAGTCTGACTGACCTTGTTGGCAACGGCTTCAGTCAAGCGACGGATAGCTGGTATCTTGGACATAAAAGAGGCTTTCAGTCTTTTACCAACTGTAGCTGACCCACCCACGATAGCACCAATCTTGGCGTCACCTGCCCCGTACAAGAAGGCATAAATGAATGTCTTTGCTTGGTCGCGTGTCTTCAAGCCAGCAGCCTTTTGGTTGGCTGTGTGTATGTCCCCGTTAAGGATTTCTTTGGCGTAAGCCCCATTGTCCCATTGCCACAGATAATGAGCCAGACAACGTAGCTCCAAACCAGAAGCATCTGCACCAACCAGTACTTTACCCTTTGGTGCAATAAAACAACTTCTACACTCCTTGCCATAAGGAGCGCGACCTGCTGGGACTTGTGCGACGTTAGGATGGTTGTGCGTACACCGACCGCTGACGGCTCCATTGGTGTTTACACGCCCGTGTATACGACCATTCTTAACTAACTTGAGCCAAGCTTGGTTGCCTTCCGCTACTTGACCAAGACGCTTTGTAATCAACAAGTATTCCAGAAGCTTCAAAGCATTGGGTGTCCCTATATCTTTAAGAACAGCTTCGTTTATCTGAGGACGCTTTCCTTCAAATTGTTTAGGCTTCCATCCCTCTGCCATCAAACGTTCGCATATCTGGTCACGACTGTTCGGATTGAACGGTATTTCTTTAGTACGAGGCTCGCCTTTAATTATCTCGTTTGCCTTCCAACCCTGCTCGACAAGAGCCTTTTTGGTTTTGGCTGTGCTCCCGTCTGGTGCTATCCACCAATGACTTTTCAAGGTCTGCACCGAGGGAGCAAAGCTTTTTGAAAGAGAGTCGCCTAGCTCTGCTCTTTTTACCATCAATGTAGCAGTAAGCTTTTCAGCCGCCTCGGTATCAAAAGGAAAACCATTATGCTCTTGCACAGCCATAAGCTTCGCAAACCTATGCTCCAAAGATAGCATGGGCACTGAAGGCTGATTGCGCACAAGAAATTCGTAGAGCTTATAGGTCACCCGTGTGTCTTGCTCACAATAAGCAATCATCTCTGGAGTACACACAGACCAGTCCTCAGTTTCTCCGTGGTTATCTTTGAGTTCACCTATACGTAAACCCCAAGCTTTGAGGCTATGTGAACCAATCAGTTTTTGAGGGAACCCGCCAGCGGGGTCGGCATAATATCGAGAGTAATCAGAGTTGCGTATATCTGGGTAAATACAACGAGCCATAACAGCGGTATCCAACACCATTGGGTGCTTGAATCCGTAAAGCTTGAAGAGCGCAGGAGCATCAAACCCAATCGCATTGTGTCCACAGATAGCCTCAAAAGAAAGCAGTCGCTTCATGCCCTCCTCCACAGACTTCCCAGAGAAGCTGATTGTTCCCTGTGGTTCGTGGATTGAAATACAGTGAAGCGTCTTGAGGTCGGACAGGTGAGTCCAATCCTCGATAGCGTTCGTTTCAATATCAAAAAAAGCAAGTTCGTTCATTGTTAGGTATCAGTGTTGTTAGTGGGAGCAAGATGCCCCGTGATGTATTGTTGTCCCCGCCTCTGACATCACGCTTTGTGCCCTTGAATGGAGCAATAAGCTTTTTGAGGTCATCGGTGGGAAGGAAGATTATAAGAGTTTCAACAACAAAGCAGAAGTAATCTGCCTCGCTGCGCTGTATGCCAGACGGTTTACCGCGTGACATATATTCAACAAAAACATTGCCCGTTTTTTTGGCAAGCATATCTTTTTTAATTTCTATTTTCTTATTAGATAGCAACTCACCAATCTCTTTCTCAGCTAATTGTCCTACTTCTAGGTCGTGTCGAAAGTTCGAGCAGTATTTCATATATTAGAAGGGGTTCTCGCTGTAATGTTCTTCAGACATACAGCCTGTTTTGGGGTCATAGTTGAGTGAACAGGCAATACCTGTCTGCCCAGAAAAACGGTTCTTTAAAACGCGAACGACGGTTTTGTTTTTATTGTCTGGACACTGGCCATTACGCTCCAAGCCGATGCACATGTCACTTAGTTGGGCGATAGCTGCGCTACCTCTTAGCTGTGCCAAGGATGTAGCTGCTCCCTCCTCGTGCCCCCTGCCTTCGGGTCGTTTGAGGTGGCTGACAAGTATCACCCCAATATTGGTCTCTTCGACTAAGGCACGTAGCTTGGTCATCGTATTGTCAATCATTCGTCGTTCGTCGCCGTCGCCCATACCAGAAACAACAATACTGAGGTGGTCGAGTACAACGTATTCAACCTCCATGACCTTCGCCATGTAGCGTATGTGACCTAGTAAATTGTCGCTGTCCAAAGAACCCCAGTGGTCGTACAGAAAGCAACGACCAGAACCAACAGTGACTTTGAAAGCTTCGTTGTACTCATCACTAGGTGTAAACTCTGGGTCTAGGTGTAACAGCTTCTTCATCTCAATACCGATGATGGAGTTGGCTGTTCGCTCAAGGGATTCCTCAAGAGCAATGTAACCTAACTTGTGTTCCGTGCTGGTCAGAATGTTGTGCGCTATAATCTTACACACATGACTTTTACCCACTCCAGACCCCGCACAGAAGGTTACAATCTCCCCCTGTCGTATGCCGTGTGTAATGCGGTTCAATCCGCTGAACGGGTACTCGATACTGTTAAACTGTTTGGGAGTGGTTAGTCGGTCGTATAACTCAACGCCATCAATTATATCATCTGGCTTCCACGGCTTTGCGTCCCACATAGCACTAACAATTTCAGCCCCACGTTTAGCAACAAGCAACTCGTTTGGGTCTTTGAGCGGTAAGCGTGCTATCTTTGTTTTACCCGCTGGTAATATATGGCTGACTTCTTCTGCTGCTTTTCGACCTTGGTCATCCTCATCAAACATAAGGACTACAGTTTCAAACTTGTTAAGCCACTCAAACTGAGCCTTGAAGATACTCTTGGCTGACTGCGCTCCTGTGGGCAGAGACACCACAGGCCACTTACCTCCACCATTAACCATAGCAACAGAAAGGCAATCAATCTCGCCTTCTGTGACCACTAACATCCGTCCACCATTAGGCCAAAGGTGTTGTCCAAAAAATACCGTGGGCTTTCCATCACAAGTAAACCGCTTGTCTCGTGTACGAAACTTTTGAGCAATCAACTCTCTATTAAGGTTTAGGTAGCTAGCTATATGGACAGTCTCGCCATTGCGCGTGCCTACCGAATAGTCATACTTTTGGCAGATTGCTTTTGTTAAACCACGTGTAGGTATGTCTACGAACGCGCCACGAGTTGGTGAAGAAGAAACTACCGACATTGATTTCTTTCTATTTGGAGTAAAAAGTCCACAGGAGTAGCATTTCGTACTCCCATCGGTGTTGCGTGTAAGTGCGTCACTGCTTCCGCAGTCATCGCAAGGTAGGTGTGTTGAAACTGATGTTAGCGTATCCATTCGGTTGGTATTGTTTTGTGTGCCCACAGAAAGTCGTGCTTCTCGCACCACTCCGCGTATGTGGTTTTGCTTTTCTTGTTGAGTGTGTTGTATGCGTTCTGAAAACAAAATCGGATGTCCAAGTTTGGGTTGCAATCTCGCACACGAAGGTGCTTGGTTCTGTCGGCAGGAAGCCAGTAACCCTTTGCTTCAACAATTACCCCGTTGGGCAATATAAAGTCGGGCGTGTAGGTGGCTTCCTTCGTGTACTTCACCCTAAGACTTTCGTAGTCGAAGGATGCTCCCACCCGTTCAAGGGTGAGAGCGAGTTGAGCTTCGAAGCGAGAGCGATACTTAGAACGGAGCTTCTTCTGTGAGTGCTGTATCCAAGGATTCGCCATTACTTACATAACTGCCGTCTTCAGCTTCAAAGCCGAAGTTACCCCCACCAGAATATTCAATTAACTCGATGAGTTGGACTGCTTTAAGACGCAGGGTATAACCGAAACCCTGCAAGTCGGTGTACCAAGTGTATACTTCAACACTCAGCTTTAACTCTGAACCGCTGCCTATTTCTGGGACGTCTACGATACGCTGTCCCTTTGTGTCAAAAACAGGAACATTGAACTCTAAGAGTCCCTTTTTGGTCTGTCTTTGGGCTACCTGTTTTGCGTACAGTTCATAGTCGCCCTCATCAGTAATACGAATGGGGCTTGATTGTGAACGCTTGAGCTTTTTGCCTCCCTTGGCTTTACACTCAGCTTCGTATTCACGTTCAACTATGTCTGTTACTTCTTTACTAAAGACATTAAATGCTTGCTCATTGATGTGCAGCTTAGTGCTATACACCCCATCAGCGTTGAACTTAGTGTCTGGTGTTTTGATATGTGGGTAAACTGCTTTACCCTTTGGTGTTGTCAGTGCTTTACTCATTTTACTTTTACTTCTTGTTATTGTTGCTAGGAGAAAAAATATTTGCTGTTCAGAACATCAGAGATGTCTGCGTTTCCGTATTCTGGAATGTCGGGGAAAGTGATGTCTGGATGAGACTCTATTAGTTGTTGTTTCAGAAGTGCCAATTGGTCAAGCTCAAAAACCGATAAATATTGTTCGCGCAAGATTTTAGACATGTTTGTACAGCCTGTGGCGTGCGTGCCGTAGCTGTCGTGAATCATAGCAAAGTCCCAAAGGTCTGCCTGTTTGTTACAGGCAACCACCGTTTTCGCTAAGCAAGCTGCGTCCAAACTGTGGACGTAGTTAGGACTCATCCCTTGCTTTGCACGCCTTGGGCTTATCTTGTCGGTGTCTTGATACCACTTGATGTAAGTGGCTTGTCCACTAATACTGGTGCGAACATTCTGACTCGTACTTTTGAAATACGCTTGGTGAACAGGGAAGCCAGAAGGCGTAACCCAAGTGGTTGGTTCACCCTGTTCCGCACAAAGCTTAGCACATTCCTGTAGCCACTTCATGCAATCCTTGGGCTTGTCCAATACCTCATTGATTGCTTCCCAAGTAAACTTGCTGAGGTAGCCTGTGGCTTTGTACCTTTCATCCTCCGTGAATGGATTGTCACAGCGAGTTTTTCGTAGGGTGTCTTGATACCATTCGTCTACATAATCCCGACAACTGTAGAACGTACCACCATAAGGCCATACCATTGTGGGACGCTTTGCAAGCTTTCGGTTGATACCAAAACTGAGCCATTTGTAAGCATACGGGTGGGTGTCAGCTTGTAGTTTCTTTATTACTAAATCTGAGACAACTCTGTAAATATCTTGTGGTGAGTCACTTGCGAGAACGTTTGTTGCCTTAGAACCATATTCGTCCCTCATAAGCATAGACAAAATTTGAAGACCGTTGTTACTTGCGTCTAGGTTTATGGGAAGCTGTGTCATCAGCCTGCCTGTATCTTTCAACCTGCCCCATTCAAAGCACCACGCAAGAAACTGGAAAGGGTCATCCGCATCCATCCATGATAGTTGAGTAGTTGGATTTTTGCTGATGGCGATAGCCTCGTTTGAAAATCCCTCTGCCCACTCTACGCGCTTGTCGAGTGTGAGCTTGTCGTTACCAAACGTATTAGCACCTTGGATTGCCAGCCATTCTATGTCTTCGTCTTTGCGCAGCCGCTCTGCTCGGTGAAAATGAAGAAGACCACGGCTTATATCTGGCCCCTGTATGCTGAGAAAACTAGGAAGATTGTAGACCCGTCCACGAAAATCTACCTGTGATGGATAAAAGAAACGGTTATCGCTCAGCTTCTTTGCAACATACAGTATCTTAGAAACGAGGAGGCGACGGCTTGAGTTACTAAGGCGTGAGGAGTACACCTTTGCCGCCATCCTCCTCCAGAGAGTGTTGGCTTCTTTATTTTCTTTATAGTCAATGGGAAGGGGTGGGAGTTCTTCCTCTTCTCGCGAAGGAAGCCCCTCCACTATGACATTGTTTTGCCAACACCACTCTATTACGTTCAACACCTTGTTGTTGATTGCCCAAGGCGTTTGTTGAATTAGGTTCACCGCCTCCATCGGTTCATGGATAGCACCCTCAATTGAGCGAAGGTAATCCATGTTATTTGTTTTGATGAAAGGTACTTTCGGAAGACTTGTGTTCTCATGGTCGTATCCACCATCCCAAATGTTTGTCCAATGTGCAGGAAGCTCCACGGTGGGGAGCCAGAAAGGTTCTATGAACTCCCTGTGGTCATTAAATTCTTCAATCCACTGCAATGTGGCGTCCGTAGCACATAAATACCGAGTTGGTCGCTTGCGGTGCTTTTCAAGTATATATGTGTACTGAATCAGATTTGTGGAAACACGTACAAGTTCAGTCATCTGAAGTCCGATGTTTAACTTATCTCGGTGTCCCCACGGCTCCCACTCTTCCATAAGACCCTTGTTTGCCTCATGCTTCATGCTCGCTCGGATGTGCCGTACTTTTTGTGCCACACCTTTACGCTTACTGGCTCCAAGTATTATGCCTGCGCCCTTGTCTTCGTTGTTTTCCAAAAGGAACTGGCAGCGGAGTTCATCCTCAATCCGCGCCCCCATAAAGATAGCAGTGCTAGCAAGCGTTTTACGCTGGGTGATACAGTCTAAAACTACTTTGATGGCTAGGTAACTAACCACTTTAGAATCTAAGTGTTCAGCTTCACGTTGAAACCGCGCCTTGTTATCTATTTTTGTAATAGACTTCTGCCAATCGAGTATAGCTTTGTTCAAAGCAGGCAACCCTGCTCTCATCAAACGCTGTCCGTATGGAGTCTGAACCTCCGCTCCGCGACTTTTTGCCGACTCGACTTTAGCACGATAACGCCCCACACCGAGGGTTGTCATGTCGTCGTTCAGTTCAGATTGTTTTAGCGTTCCCATACAAAAATATTGTCAGTAAATTGTCAGTACCTCAAACAAAATACGGCATGACAACGGATATGTGTCTGAAATTATTATATTAAAATCAACAAATTAAACTGAATTGTCAAAAACTAAGGACTGTAACTCCCTCGCGGAGACGCACGCCTGGTTCGATTCCAGGGTCGCCCACCACTAAGGCTTTGAAATAAATCACTTATTTTTGATGCTAGTTTAGAATGATTCTAAATAAATTGTCAGTGAATGTACGCCTATGACATAGTTTGTCAGTGAATTGTCACTCTTTATCGTCCGAATCCACAAGGACTCGCTCTTGAAGGCGCGCTATTTTGCGTTTCAATCCTTCAATATCATTGTTAAGAGATTCGTTCTGTTTACTGAGAGCGTCGCACGCTTTGGTCATCGCGTTGAGACCGCGCACGAGTACGTTTTCCGTATCGGGTTTGAAGACTTGGTTTTGCATATATTTTTTTGAGTAATAGTTTAGTTGTTCTCATTTAGCTAGCCTGTTCAAGAGCAAGCTTTGCGTCAAGAAAATTTCTTGGAGTTAATTTTGCGTAACGAAGGGTCATCTCATACGTCTTGTGCCCCATCCACTCTTTAACAACATGAAGGGGAACGTTACGCTGTACCAATCGTGACGCACAGGTGTGTCGTGTCAAATAAAAGACGAACTCTGGGTCTACGTCTTGCATTACATCGCGCACAAAACGCCAGTTTTTCCGAATGTTGGATTCAGTAAACCTAGCGAAAGGCATAAACTCATCTATGCTCAAGGTTATGAAGGCGTGATGGGCACGCCCAGTAAGTGGGATGGTTCGCGGATATGCGTTCTTTGTTTTTCGCAGGTCAACAAGATACCCTAATTCCTTGTCTTCACGAACAGAGGACTGTGGTATGTTTCTGGACTCAATTGGGCGACACCCCGTGTCAATGCTCCACTCAAGGAATAACGCAAAGTCTTCCCGCCCGTCTTGACGTAAAGCCGTTAACATTTCGTACTCTTCTTCTTCAGTAAAGAAGCGAATACGCTGGTTGCTAACCTTCTTCCGTTCAATCTTCGGCTTAGAGGTAATGTAGCCTCGGTCAACGGCATATGTTAATGCTTTGGACACCGTAGCCAGACGACCATTGATGGTACTGGCAGCAAGCCCACGCTTTTCCATGAATCCAACAAAGCCGTCCAACGCAACCGTATCTATACTTTCTACTAGAGTGGTAAAACCAAAGTAGTCATTGATTAGCCGCATGTTGCCTAGCTGAGTGCTTTCGTTAGCAGTGTCTACCCAATATCTTTGATATGTTTTAGTGAGTAAGTCATCTATGGTTAGCTTGTCACTACTGTCTAACAGTTCTTGGAAAGGCAACTTGAGCCGAATACGCTTGCGTAACTCTGCTTCCCAAGATGCAGCTTCTTCATGTGTAGGAAACTGACGTCTATAACGAACGCCATTAGCCATGAAGTCAGCCATAAAACGAGAACCATTTATTCTTACGCTCATTATATTAACTCTCCAGATGGGAGGTCAAAGCATCCGAGACGTTTGGTAGAAACTCGCGGTGGTGGTGAGTATCCGCGCAATTTCCAGAACATGGCGTGCGCGCGGTTTATACTCTCGATGACCTCTAAGTCGTGTTTTGTTTTCTTTTTTTCTCTTTTGTTGTGTATTGCTTTCATTACAATAAGAGTCTTAAATATCTGACACGATTGCAAGACAAAAAATCGCATAATATTGTATCAGTTTGGTTAAAAACATAGCGACGGACAAAGGGGGCATGACAACGGATGCGGTTGATGTAAGGTTATATTTCTATTGATTAATTTTTGAGCGAATCAAATTGACACCCCATCCCCACGTGATAGTACGCCCCCCCTTTTAGGACGGTCACCTTTGAGGGCTATTGGGGCGAGCGATAGCGAGCGTAGATATTCAGCGAAGAAGCGTGAGCTTCTGTTTGTGCTCGGTGCGAGCGCAACGCGATATTAAGCTGGTGAGCGATAGCGAACGAAGAAAGGTGGTCACAAAAAAATAGCCCAAGGTGTTAACCTTAGGCTATGTTTACTTGATGAGTGAGTATAGCATGATGATGTACGGTATACACCAGAATATGTAGACTACCGTACAAGCTGCTATGAAGTATAATTTAGTATGTCGATATGTATCTCATAGTAGTGTCGTGATATAGGTGGTTGCCGAAGTAGAGCCAGCAGGTAACTGTGCTGCCGTCGAGTAACTCTACGTCGATGAGTTTGCGTTCGTAGTGGTCTGGATGACTTTCGAGGTTGTCCAGAGCTAGTCTGTCCTGTTCGTCGGGTACGTCGTACACCTCTACTGATATTTGGTCGCGTGTTACGTACTCGAATACGTACGGTATGCCATG